CGTGCCAAGTTGTACAAAGTCATTGGTTTAACACTCAAAAATGACGATAAGCAGCAAGCCTTAGCCCTTGAATACCTGCAAAAAGCCATTCTTATCGACAAAGATATTGGTGTGAAAAAAGAGATTGAACAGCTATTACGGGCAGTACGTAAGCAAGAAGACGAAACGCCTAAAAAATAGCAATAACCGAGTTGCACCCGCGTGCCACGGAGGCACAGCAATAATAAAGGGTTAACCCTCTGTATTGTCGCTGTCCACCTCCGTTTTTTCAAAGGGGTAATCATGGGCTTAGTGGCATCAAAACAGATTCATAGCGTGCAAGACGAAAGCATCAGTGATGGTGATGAAAAAATCACGTCAGGTGAATTTTGGCCAGATATTGGCTTAGACCAGTTACGCCAATCCATGCGCTTGACTGGTAATGTCACCACAAGCCGCTTAAAGCATATGGCCACTGAAGCGGTGTTGTATGTCAATCAGCTATTGGATGAATGGCGGCAGGAACAGAACGCCAAGGGCTTTACCCAATTATCTGCGGTGCCATCACCACAAATTAACGACACCACGGCCGTTGTTTTTCGTTATCACCATGCGGTGTATAGCTTTACTAAGGCCTTATTGATTGAAAACTACCGCGATATTGACACCACGCGTGAGGGTGAAAAACACGCCCTAGCCTTGAGCACGCAAATTGATGATCTGCGTCGCGATGGCCAAAACGCCGTGCGGGATATTCTCGGCAAGTTACGCATGTTTGCGGAGCTCGTCTAATGAAAGTGCAGGCACTGCAAGATGACACCGTTGATCTGTTGTGTTGGCGCCATTATGGGCGCACTCAGGGCATCGTTGAGCAAGTACTACAAGCCAATCCGAATTTGGTTGAGGGCGGCATACAGCTAGCTGGGGGGCAATGGGTGGAATTACCCGAACTCGCACCGGTGGCAAAACAAGACATGATCCAACTTTGGGATTAACAAAACAGGATTAATAGCATGAATGATTGGTGGAGCCGCCTAACTTACGCACTTTCTGGATTTGGCGGTTTATTCAGTGGGTCGGGCATTTTAGGGTTTTTTGGTGATTTCTCCGTGTATGAGTGGGGCTTTTTAGTCGGGTTAATTGCCAGTGTTTCATTGGGCGTAATGACTTACCGGTTAAACCGCCGTGAGCAAATGAAACGCACACGCATATTAGAACGTTATTTCTCTCGCCACCCCATCAGTGAACGCGATATTGAAAACATTGTGAAAGTGACCGAGCAATCACCAAAGGATTTATGAAATGAACACCAAATCACGATTAAGTCAGGCTGTTATTGCGTTGATTATTTCCGGTGCCAGTGGCGGTGCGATCCTCTCCGGCTTTTTGGATGAAAAAGAGGGGAATTCGCTCAAGACGTATCGTGACGGGGGCGGTGTGGTCACTATTTGTCGTGGTGTGACACGCATTGATGGTAAACCGGTAAAAATGGGTACCCAATTATCCCCAGCGGAATGTGACCGGCTAAACCAGATTGAAGCTGACAAAGCAATTGCATGGGTTAAGCGCCATGTGCATGTCCCGCTGACCGAACCGCAAATCGCCGGTATTGCGTCATTTTGCCCTTACAACATAGGACCATATAAATGTTTTTCATCCACGTTCTACCGCAAGTTAAATGCGGGCGATATCAAGGGCGCTTGTGCGGAGCTACCTAAATGGACGCGGGATGGTGGTAAAGATTGCCGACAAACCAAAGGCCAGCCAAACGGCTGTTATGGCCAAGTGATCCGCCGTGACCAAGAGGCCGAATTACTGTGCGGCGAATGGGGGCGGTAATGGTGAATTATCGTCAGGTTTTTGGGGGATATTTCGCGGTTGCTTGTATTGCAGCATTAGTGAGCGGCGGTGCGGTGTTTGGTATTGCACGTTTGGACTTCAAAGCCAAGTTAAGTGTGAGCGAACTGGGGCACCAAATGGCACTCAGTGCGATAAGCGCCCAAGCCTTTATTGATGCAAATGAAAAACTCGCTCAACTAAATAAAGCACAAGAGACCTTGCACCAGCTTGATGTGACCTATAGCCAGAGGTTGTTAAATGAACAAAATGAATCTCAACGTTTGCGTGATGATTTGCTCACTGAGCGTCGTCGCGTGCAGTTCGCCAGCGCCGACCTTGCAACCTGTGAGCTCACCATCAATCACACTGCCCGCGCCGGCAGCGTGGGCGATGCTGCCACCGTCGGACTCACTCGAAAAGGTGGACTTATTGTTCACGATATCCGAACCGGAATTAAACAAGACAGAGCCAAAATAAGTTATTTACAGGGCTATATCCGTGACGTGGTAGACCAGTGCAAGGGGGCGAAATGAAAATATTATTCAATATCTTGATGTTTATCGTGTTTATTCTTCTGTTAACCGTGGTTTTGCTTCGCGGTGTGGTGTTACTGCAAGAACCCAAATGCGCCACGGCACCACTACAAGAACGCATTGAAATGCGTTGCCAAAAAGCACTCTATGACACTCGGGGGAGATAATGTTAAAGCCAAATCTATTACGACAAACTATTGTTGAGCAGATACCCCAGTTTAAACAAAACCCTGATTTATTAGAGGTCTATATCACTGAGGGTGGTATACAGGCCACCGGTACACAATCCGCATCTTACTTGAATGAGTACCAAATTCAGGTGTTGGCCATGGATTACGCTGGCGAATTGAGCGCATTGTCATTGGCCATTCTGACTTTTGCCCGAAAACATCAGCCAGATTTGTTATTTAACCCTGATAAACGGGCGAATGGCATCCGCTATAAGGCCGACATTCTCGACAATGAAAAAATCGACGTGCTGTACACCATCAAGGCCACCGAGCGCGTGATTGTTAAAAAAGTGAATGGGAAAATTGTTCAAGAGCATATTTCCGAGCCTGAAATCGCCTTACCTGCATGGGATATCGTGATTGATGAAGGGGTGATGGTTCATGAGTGATAACAGCCTATTTATGCAACTTGAAAATGAGCTTAATGGCTTGTTATCGACAACCTCAGCGGCTTACCGGCGAAAACTGACGGGCAAATTAGCGCGGGCAATTCGTGCTGACCAACAAAAGCGCATTCGTAGCCAACAAAATGCGGACGGCTCGGCCTATGAACCACGTAAACGCAAAGTGTTACGCGCACAGCAGCAAATTAGATTTATTCACCGTGGTGATGTTCGCACCCTGCGAAATTGGCAAGGGTCAAAAGGTCGTCGCGGTAAAACCATTACCGGTTTTGATGAAGATAGAGGCGCGGTAAGAACCTTTTATCGCCAAGATATTACCCGTTTTTTAGATATTAATTTTTCCTCGGTCAAGCGCAGTACCAAACGTAATGTGCCGATGTTCAGGCGGCTTAGGGCGGCACGTTTTCTTCATGCCCGCAATACACAAGATAGCGCCATTGTTGGATTTCAGGGCAAAGCTGCAGCAATTGCGCGGGAACATCAATACGGGCTTGAAGGGACAGTAAATGAGCTGGCGCGGGCACGCTACCCCAAACGGGAGTTATTGGGGCTATCAGAGCATGAACGCTTAGGTTTATTGGAAATGATTTATCTCGACTTGGTGGGGCAGTTATGAATTTACAAGAGCTATACCGTTTACTCAGTAACCTTTTTCGACAAGGCGTGGTCACTGAGGTGGATTTAGACAATAACTGTTGCCGTGTCCAAGTCGGGGAGTTAGTCACAGATTGGATTCGATGGTTAGTGCATCGCGCCGGTGAATCTCGGAGTTACTGGGCGCCAACGGTAGGTGAACAAGTGTTAATTGGTGCGATAGGTGGTGAGCTAACAACCGGTTTTGTTTTGGGCTCCCTGTATAGCAATGCGAACCCCGCGCCAACACATTCAGCTAATGCATTACACCACACTTTTCCCGATGGTGCGGTGATTGAATATGAGCCAGAAAACGGAACATTAAAGGCCGTCGGTATTAAAAAAGCGGTGATTGAGGCTAGCGATGAAATTAGTGCAACAACAAAAAAAGTGATTTGCAAAGCCTCTGTCGAAATCAAGCTTGATACACCGAAAGTGATTTGTACCAATAACCTCACCACCGCCACGTTGAATGTGGAAAAAGGCGGCGAAATGACCGGCAATTTTAACCATAACGGCGGGTCGATAACGTCTAATGGTGTGGTTATACATACTCACCAACATAGCGGTGTGCGTTCGGGTGGGGATACATCAGGTAAACCGGTATGAAATATTGCGGCATGAATGCGAAAACAGGTCGTGGCGTGACAGACAGTGAGCATATTCGCCAAAGTATCGCTGATATTTTGCGAACGCCCATTGGTTCGCGGGTGATGCGCCGGCAATACGGCTCACTGTTGTATGACTTGATTGACCAGCCACAAAACCCTGCACTGAGACTCAAAATTATGAGTGCGTGTTATATGGCGTTAATGCAGTGGGAGCCCCGCGTTAGGCTGCAAACCATTGATTATATTCGTTCTGATGTTGGCGAAATGGGCGTGAGTTTATCCGGTGTCATTATGCAAACGGGTGAACCGATTTCGATTTCTATTCCAGTGAGGTAGGTATGGCAGCCAGTATTGATTTAAGTTTATTACCGGCACCGGATGTGGTCGAAACGTTAGATTATGAGGTGCTCTTTGCCGAACGCAAAGCCGCACTAATTGGTGCGATGCCAGCAGAACAACGGGAAGCCATCACCCGCACCTTAGAATTAGAATCTGAGCCGTTAACCAAATTATTGCAAGAGAGCTGCTACCGTGAATTGATTTTACGTCAGCGCGTTAATGAAGCGGCTCGCGCAAGTATGGTGGCCTTTGCTACCGGTGCAGACCTTGACCAACTCGCGGCCAATAACAACGTGAAACGCTTGATACTTTCGGAGGGTGATGAGAACGCCATTCCACCCATTGCGCCAGTGTATGAGTCGGATTCCAATTTACGCATGCGTATACCGGCCGCTTTTGAAGCGTTAAGCGTAGCAGGCCCGATTGGCAGTTATGAATATCACGCTCGCAGCGCTGATGGTCGGGTTTCTGACGCTTCTGTCATTAGCCCATTACCGGCTCATGTCACGGTTACCGTGTTATCCCGCGAGGGGAACGGCAGCGCACTGGCTGATTTAATTGAAAAAGTCGATATTGCGTTAAACGATGAAGATGTTAGGCCGGTTGCTGATCGTGTGACAGTGCAATCGGCAACCATCGTTAATTATGAAATAGACGCGGTGATTTACTGTTATCCCTCGCCTGAATATGAGCCCATCATGGCGGCGGCAGAGGAACAAGTGAAACGCTATGCGACACAGCAGCACCGGTTAGGCCGTGACATTGTGCTCAGTGCGATTTATGCCGCGCTGCATGTTCAGGGCGTACAACGTGTCGAACTGAAAAAACCGCTTACCGATATCAAGCTAGACAAAACGCAGGCCAGCTTCTGCACACAAATTAATGTGGCATTAGGGGGCTCAGATGAATAGCCGGTTATTGCCTGTCGGTTCATCAACGTTAGAGCTCGCAGCGGCTGAGTCATTGGCACAGATTGAGCGCGTGCCTATTCCTATTCGCATTCTATGGAATCCCGATTTATGCCCTGTGCATTTGCTGCCGTATCTGGCGTGGGCGTTCAGTGTCGATAGATGGGATAAAAACTGGACGGAAAAAGCCAAGCGCGATGCCGTTAAAGCGGCGATGTTTATTCATAAACACAAGGGCACCATTGGTGCATTGCGCCGTGTGGTTGAGCCGTTGGGCTATTTAATTCGCGTGATTGAGTGGTGGAAAACCAACGAAACCGCCGGCACGTTTCGCCTTGATATTGGCGTGCTTGAAACGGGTATCACTGAGGAAATGTATCAAGAGTTAGAGGCATTAATTTTTGATGCCAAGCCGGCAAGCCGTCACCTTGTCGGGCTCACTATTCAACTAGAAACCCGCGGTGAATTTTATTGTGCGGCATCGAGTTACACCGGTGACTCATTGACTGTTTACGCGTATACACCGCCTTTAATTTCGGTTTCTGGCCTTGATGTTCAAGGTGCGGCTATTCACTTAATTGATGAAATGAGGATTAATCCACAATGAAATACTTCGCCTTACTCACAAAATTAGGTGAGAACTTATTAGCCCAAGCGACAGCGCTAGGTACAAAACTTGAATTAACACACATGGCGGTTGGCGATGGCGGCGGGAGTTTGCCAACGCCGGATACCAATCAAACTAAATTGATTGCTGAAAAACGCAGAGCCGCCATTAACACATTATTTATTGATGATAAAAATCAAATCATTGCAGAGCAAATTATCCCGGAACAGGATGGCGGTTGGTGGATACGTGAGATTGGCTTATTTGATAAAGCCGGTAATTTAATTGCGGTAGCAAACTGCCCTGAAACGTATAAGCCACAGCTTGCCGAGGGTTCAGGTCGCACACAAACCATTCGAATGATTTTGATTGTTAGCCATACCGAAGCGGTTACTTTGAAAGTTGACCCCGCAATTGTTCTTGCCACGCGCGGCTATGTGGATGATTCAGTAAAAACAGCGATTGAGGCTCACGTTAAAAGCCGTAATCACCCCGATGCGACGACGAGCGCCAAAGGTCTTGTACAACTTGCTGATACACTGAGCGAAGATAACAGCAAAGCGGTCACCCCCAAGTTGGCCACGGAAATTAACCAACGGGCTGTTAATGCACAAAATTCAGCGAATGCGGCCAATACAGCAGCAACTAATGCGAATAACAACGCCAATGGCCGCGTGCCAAGCACTCGCAAGGTCAATAATAAGCCATTAAGCGCTGATATCACTTTAAGTGCTGGTGATGTGGGGGCGTATACCAAAGCAGAAACCGACACTAAAGTCGCCGATGCGAAAAAGGCGGGTACCGATGCGCAAGCCACGGCAAACGCCGCCAACACTGCGGCAACTAATGCAAATAACAATGCTAATGGCCGAGTGCCAAGCACTCGAAAGGTCAATAATAAGCCATTAAGCACTGATATCACCCTAAGTGCGGGTGATGTTAATGCATACACTAAAACCGAAACGGACACCAAAGTCGCCGATGCAAAAAAAGCTGGAACAGATGCACAAGCTACAGCAAACGCCGCCAATACGGCGGCAACTAATGCAAATAGCAATGCCAATGGTCGAGTGCCAAGCACTCGCAAGGTTAACAATAAGCCATTGAGTACAGATATCTCGCTGACTGCGGGGGATGTGGGAGCGTATACCAAATCAGAAACAGATAGTCGAATTTCAAACGCATCAAATGGAGCAGTGATGAATATTCGCCGAGGTGCTGCTGTTAATCCCCCTAAACAGAATGAATATGGGCCTAAAGAAAGTCCATCCGGTTGTGTTGTGACGAGTGTTAGGCATGACCCTACAACATCATACGGATTATTTTTTACATACCGACCACTTCAAGTATATGTCAATGGTTCATGGAAAACGCTAGCGGGAGATGCTTAATGCAATTAAATAATTTTATACAATACACACCTAACGATGAGAAAAGAATTCAAAGTATCCAATATTTCATCTCTGATAATGGTGTTGATTTTTATGATTCATTTGAAGAATTCAAACTAAAATATAAAATTGGTTTTGATAAACAAGGAATTATCAGAACTGTTTCTGAGGATATATCCGCTATTTACCCATTAGACTTGAGTATTGTTGATGTATCTTCTTTACCGACTGGTTTTAACATAGATGGACGCTGGATATATAAAAACGGCGCAATTATGCAATATGAGCCCTCGTTAGAAGAGAGCGTTTTTTTAGCGAGCCAGCAAAAACAGTTATTGTTAGAGGAGGCAACCGCCGCGATTGCACCGCTACAAGATGCTGTTGACCTTGGTATTGCGACCGATGAGGAACGGGTGCAGTTAAAGGCTTGGAAGGAATATCGAGTAGAAGTGAACAGGGTGGATATTGGGTTGGGAGAGAATGTTAATTGGCCAGTTAAACCAAAGTGAAAAGAGGGCAAGGGCCCTCATATTTTATATGACAGGCTCTATACCTATTAATCTTTGATTATTCTACTTTCAATCATTATTTGACGTCCTTTTTTGGTCAGAGTCCAAAATGTTGCCATTGTTCCTTTTGTTGTTTGAGTATAGTTTGTTTCTATCAAGCCATAGCTTTCAAATTGAATGGTGATAGTCTTAAATTGTTGGTCATCTATGCTTGTAGTTGCTTTTTCGCAGAATAAGCTTGATTTTTTAAATAAAAACTCGGATATGATTTTTTTTACTTTGGCGCTACTAGGCATCTCTGCTATATAAGGTGAAATCAATGTAAATAAATCACGCCATGAAATAGAAACATTAAATGAGTCTGTTCTAAGGATATTATATTGACCATAATAACTATAGCTTCCATTTATATCAAAAGTAGAATCAAAGTTAGCAATATCTTTTATTGAATTACTATTTTCATTTTCAAGCAATAGTTGCTGCATTGTTTTTTGTAGCTCAGCCTTTTCTTTTCTGATTTGATTTATTTCAGCTAGAATTTCTGAATTAGCTAACAAATTTGCTTGATTTGCCCTAACCCAGCCAATAGCAGGATACATTTTTATTGTTTTTGTTAAGCTTAATGCCACTAACCCAGGTAATTCGGAAGCTTGTGTCCAAAATTTTACTAATCTGTCTGTCGTTACTTTTTGTCTAAATGAGATTAGTTTTTCTCTTAACTCAGGGTTTGTCTCCGATTTTTCAAAAGGGATGTTGTTTGGTTCACCATGAACTAATGCTACAACTTTTAATCCTTTTTCGACTGCGTAATCAAATTCTTTTTCTGTATAGCTAATACCATCAGCAGATAATGAACCGTAACGGCCACCAATAATCAATAAATAATAATCACAGTCATCAATGATTTTTTTTATAAACTCCCATTGTTCCTCATCAGAGGCAGGAAAGAGTTCCATACCCGCGGGTATGCAGTCCATTTCCATTAGTGCTTGGATCACATTTTGTCGTTCTTCTTTTAAATCAGCATATGTAGAACTCACGAACACTTGGTACCGCTTATCCATAATTTTCACCTTAAAAACAATCTATTTTAATATCCTATCTTTATGATTTATAAGATGCAAAAGAATAAGCGTGGAAATGTTAAAGACCTCACTTATATAGTGGAAATGAAAACAAATTTTTCCTATGGTTTTAATTTTAAATTTGATTATTATGTTAATGAAAATTATATGGGATACAAGGAAATATATAGTGTCTGAACATGAAAAATGGCTTGATGAAGTACTACCAAACCACAAAAGGCTGACAGATTCGGTGGTTACAATCTTACAGAGCTTGTTAGATTCTAAAGGAGTCGATTATTTATCGGTCACAGGAAGAACAAAAAATAAAAAAAGTGCTTTAGATAAAATAAAACGTAAAAATTATGATGATCCAGCGACTAAAATGACAGATCTCTCTGGTATTAGGATCATTGTGTATTTTGAATCTGATATTGAAAAAGTTTCAAAAATTATTGAAGAAGCATTTAATATCGATGATGAAAACTCCGTAAACCAAGATAAAAAATTATCAGTAAATCAAATTGGTTATCGTTCAGTTCATTTTGTTTGTGATATTGGTGAAAATAGAGAATGTTTACCTGAATTTTTTGGGCTTAAAGGTTTGAAGTTTGAATTTCAAGTGAGAACTGTTCTTCAGCATGCATGGGCTGAATTAGCCCATGATAGTAATTATAAGTTTACCGAAAAATTACCACCTAAAATTGAACGTAGTCTATATCTTTATGCTGGGATGTTAGAGTTAGCAGATAAAGGGTTTAATGAGCTATCTAAAGAAATTGATAAGTACGCTGAATCCATTCAAAAAGATATACGCGGAGGAGACTTTGAGCTCGCTATTGATGTGATTACTCTCAGAGAATTCGTTGAAAATTGGGGAGATATTAATAAATTAAAAATGGGTGGATTACCAGATAGAGCTGATTTGTCTGATGTAGTTAGAGAGTTAGAGCAATTTGGAGTAAGTACTATTAAACAATTAAATGAAATCATCCCTAACGACTATGTTAAGAATATTAATAAATTAGGAATTGAGACAAATATTTTTGGGCATGTTCGTAATTGGATGTTAATCCATGATTTCGAAAAATTAAAATTCAATGTCGCCATTGATTGGATGGTTAATCAGCCTGTCATTGATGTTTTAGAGGAAAGTTTAACTACTGAGCAATTTGCTCGATTTGAAGATATATATAGAAATAGGATATTGAGAGGTATGAAATAGGTTCTTTAAAAGAACCTATTTGCAGGGAGATATTTACAGCGTACTTATACTCTTAACTGCTCTCTAACATCTTCATTCACTCGACTCAACGACAGCGTAAAATCTATTTTCTTCGCCTTACCATCGGTAAAAAATTCCGTTCTATCAGTGACTAAATTGGTGATCACATACATCCCATAAATGGTGCCGGTACCCTCAATCAGTGGTAATGGTCGGGCAACATAGGCCGAGGTTTTTAATAATTCCAGCGATACATCACCGCCGGTGACTTCGGGGTAAAGTGTGCCGGCCAGCGTGATTTTATCTTCACCGGCGCCCACATATTGCCATTTTGCACTGCGGCCAACACGGTCATTTTTCACATGGCGCCAATCGAGTGAATGGTTAAAGGTTTGATAAGGGGCGGTGCGTAGTTCAAACACAAACATTCCATAAATCATCATCATAATTTAGTCCTGGTCTTTTAAACTGGAACGGCGGCGGCTATCACGCTCGCGTAACAAGGTGGTTAATTGTTGTTTCACAATGTCAGCGATTTCTTTTTTATTGCTCATATCAACCCCGTAAAAATTCAACTCAAAGGTATTGTATTCCGGCTGCATGATTTGGCGTTCTGGCCGTGTCGGCGATACTGCCACCGGTACCGCATTTAATTTGGGTTGAATAGGGGCTAACGTATTGATCAAAGCATCATTGAATTGTGGAAATAGTGAGGTTTTTCTAGCGGCAATGCGGGGCTCTTGATATAGCCCATCAACCGTGGTCACAGCTGGAAAGTTTTTAAACACAATATCGCCGAGTTTATTTCTATCGACACTTTCCGCGGCGTCACTTAATGCAGATTTACTGCCTTTGGCTTTACTCTTTTTCTCTGCGCCGTCATACACCAAAGTACCGTATTTTTCCGCATTTTCTAGCGGGTTTACGTCATTGGCTTTTTTCTGTAGTTCGCTATTTTTCTCAAGCTGTTTACCGGCAACGGTAACACTACTGGTGATTTTACTGGTTGCTTCGGCTTGCTGTTTTTGTGCCTGCTCGTTGGCCTTAGCGGTTTTCCCTGCATAAGCGGAAACGGAGTTCAGTACTTTGAATGGGTCTTTTTCGTTCGGGTCAACCCCCATGGCACGCGCCGCATCGGCGGCAGCTTCGGCCGCAGAGGGGATAACACCCAGTTTTTCTAATATCCAGCCAAGGCCTTTGGCGACTTGCTGAATGGGAAAGAATAGGGCGCTGATAGCTTTACCGACCACTTCGCCAAACACTTGGCCGGCTTCGGTGCACGATTTCAATTCTTCCGTAGATAGTTGAACCGGTGACAGTAATTCTTTAAACCAATTCCACACCTTGCTGACCGCATTTGAAATGCCATCAAATATCGGGGCAAATGGTGCAAAGGTAGCGCTGAAAGCCACACCTATTGGCACAAGGGCAGATGTAAAACCATCCCAAAACCCACTGAAAAAGGCTTTAATCGGTTCCCAATATTGATAAATTAATACCCCAGCGGCCACGATAGCGGCAACAAATAGGCCAACAGGACTTAATAACAAAGAAAACCCGCCACCAATAAGGCTAATGGCACTACTGCCTGCGGCCATTAAGCCACCAAATCCTTGGGCGCCGGTAAGCATAAATAGGCTGAGTCGCATAGCCGCAAACGGCACAATCACCGCGGCAGCGGCAAGGGCTAAAGCACCAAGAGCAGTGACTAAAGTTGCAATAGCAATCCCACCGACAGCAAGGGCTTGCGTCATTTTTGGGTGTTCTTTCATCCACAGGCCAACTTTGCCAATGAAACCTGTCAATGATTGTGTGACACGGCGTAAAGGGGAATCGACATTTTCTTGAATTTCAATGCCGAGATCTTCCCATGCGGATTGCAACTGTTTCAGGTCGCCTTTTAAGTTATCAATCTTAACTTTGGCGTTTTTATCGGCTTCACCCTCGGCGCCCATGTTGGCGGTTTTCAGTGCGTCATAACGGCCATTCATGACAGCATCAATGACGGCACCCATACCGACCATCGCTTCTTCGCCGAAAATATCTTTTTTCATGCGAATTTGGCTGGCTTGGTCAAACTTACGCATGCTCTTGCCAACGTCTTTTAAGATTTCGTCGGCGTCACGGAGTTTGCCGCTAGCGTCTTTAACACTCACTCCCAGTTTATCAAGAGCGGCTTGGGCTTTGCCTACAGGGGCAACCATGCGCGATAAGCCGGCGCGGAGTGACGTACCGGCCATACTGCCCCGAATACCGTTATCTGCCATGGTTCCTGCCATTGCGGCCATACTTTCAAGGCTTACGCCAAGTTGTGCGGCAATAGGGCCTGCATAGGTCATGGTTTCACCGAGTTGGCGTAAATCGGTATTACTGCGGGTAAAGGTGGCCGTGAGCACGTCAGAAACGCGGTTCATGTCTTCCGCTTTTAATTGAAATTGCGTCAGAACGTTTGAGCCGATATCGGAAGCCTCACCGAGATCCATGTCACCGGCTAACCCCATGTTTAACACGCCACCCAATGCCGCCTTGATGGCATCCGGTGTAAAACCAGCCATTGCTAAAAACTTTTGGCCGGCTGCAACGTCGGTGGAGGTATACGCCGTACTGGCGCCCAGCTCTCGCGCTTGCTGACGTAACATGGCCAGTTGTGGCGAGTTTTTATCTAATCGGGTGAGAGCTTGAACCGTTGACATACCCTCATCAAAGTCTCGACCAGGAGCCGTGATCCGCGCACCGGCATACAGCGCACCCGCGCCGCCTGCGGTAGCAATTGCACCGCCAGTGGCTAATTTATTGCGTAGCTCTTTTGATTTTGCATATTGGCCTTGCGCCCGTGTAACTGCATTGAGTCGGCGGCGTTGTTCATCCAGTTGCCGGTTATAAATTTCGGTGCGTCGGGTGACTTGTGCCGTCGCATCACCGCTTTGTCGTGCTGATACTCCATGACGATAGAGTGACGCTGTCACGTTGTTAAGCTTTTGTTTCTCTTTGTCGAGTGTGCGGCCGTAGCGGTCACGCTCTAACCGTGCAGCGGCTAAGGCTTTCTTTTGTTCTTCGGTTTGCTGGGTCAGCGGTGGGTATTGGTCACGTAATGCCTTAACCTTATTTTTGGCCGTTTCGTAGGCTTGTGAGTTTTTATTAACAGAATTAGAAAGCCTTTCGAACGTTTTCGACTGGCTTTGTAAATTACGGATTGAAGCGTGTGTGGCTTTGATTTGAGTTGCTAACCCTGCCGCGCTGCGCTGTGCAGCACTGACAGGGGATGATAACTTATTCGCAGCACTTAACGACACTTTGATATTTAAATTGCGGTCACTCATGATTCATTTCCTGTTCTGGCGGCTGCGCGTTTATGCCATAACAGGATTTCGCCAACCGTCATGGCGTCATATTCAGACGGCGCCCAGTGGAAAACGGTGGCGATATCAGCGATTAACTCATCCGTTTCAATGTTCGGGCACTCAATTACTCGTCCGCGCTGTCTGTCGTCTCTTGCGGGGAGTTCGGTACTAAAAAATTAGCAATACCGGTGGCAAGTGCATTAAATGCAGGGATAGGCAGCAGTGAAACGTCACGCTCAGTCATGCGGGGTGAGGTCACACGCGGCAGCAACTTAATTAGTGAATCCACATCAGAGGTCATCACGTCATACAGTTTTAAGCCACGTAATGCGCCGGCTTGCTTCATGGTGTCGGTGATGGTGATTTCAGTGACTTCTTGCCCTGACTCTAATTTAATGGGTACGTCGAATTGAATAACTTCAGCCATGGTTATTATTCCTATTAAAATAAACGTGAAATGGGTGGGTAATTAAACCCACCGTGTTAATTAGTGGCCAATATTGGCGCGGTGTTTTTCTAGCATGTCTTTGCCGTTGACTTTCCACACCATGTTGAGCAAATCCACTTCAAATGATTCTTTGTTATTGATGGTGATTTTGCAGTAGGTATTTTTGATGGTGTATTTGTGTTGCGTGTTATCACCGGCTTTCGCACTGCCTAAATCCAATTCGGTAAAACGTCCGCGAGTTTGAATTTCACACGGAACGGATTCACCAGTTGAATCATTGTAGTAAGAGCCCGCAAAGCGGAATTGCTTACCGTCAATGGTGGCGCCCCAGCTTTCCAGCAATTCAGACATTAAGCCCCCCATAGAGGCCTCCATATCTAATGCACCAGAATCAAAGCCCATCATGACAGCCACAGAGCCCACCATACCGGCACCCTGATAATCCTCTGTTTTTAATGACAGCTTTGGTGGGGTGACTTCTTCTACTTGTCCAAGGTAGGTTTGGCCATCAATAAACAGGTCAAACATAAAAAGTTTTTTAGGCATACCCATAATTCAATTTCCTTAGCCCAGTTGGTCAAAAACAGCGAAATACTCGTCAGTGAATTCCTGCGTTAAAGACAGGTTTTCCAGTGGCGGTACGGGGGTGTACTTGTAGCGAATGTGCGCCTTACCATCGCGTAAATTTTCTTTCGGGTTATCCGATGGGTCATACCAACATTGGAACCCTAATAAACGGCCTTGCGTGACGAGTTGTGCGCCTTTGCGGTTGATCCCATCGACAATATCTTTCACCAATGAGGGGGTGAGTGTTTTGTCGATATAGCTAAAATGCGCCTCGGCGATCATTTCAGCCAAGATTTGTGCGGTGCGGGTATACACTTCAAAGGTATAGATTTCTTTGTCGCCGGTGCGATTACCCCAAATGCGGTACCCATCGCGTTTAATCAACGTGGTGATTTGGTGGCTGTTTAAATCGTTGGCGTCGGTGTCTTTACCTTGTAACGTCCAGTAAATATCCGCGCTAATACCCAAAACACCATTAACCGGCACGTTAGAAATCGACTTATGCCAGCCTTGTTCCGCATCAATCTTGGCGCGTAAACCAATGGCGTAAGCGGTGGCGGGGATAACTTCGTTTTGGCCACTTTCTTTGTTGTAGGCGATAAATTCAGGATAGATGATCATCACCTCGCGCTGATTGAAATCCTCGCGGTATTTCTTGGCTTCGGCGATAGTTTTACAGCCGTTTGCGCTGATATAGGCAAAGGCTTTGATTTGCTCGGCAAAAATCGCAAGCTGCATGGCAACAGGCTTAGTGTCTAGTTTCGGTACCGCCAAAATACGCGGACGTTCATCGGTATTGGCCTCGGCAGTTAGCAGGGCATAAAGGCCAGTGTAGCGGCCATCGTCACCGGTACCCCCAATCACTAATTGGTCTTGAGTTTTTTCGCTGCCTTCTTTTGCTTCGGCAACGCGCACAATGACCACTTTGGGGCTGCATTGGTCGTCAATCGCTTTTAGTGTGGTGTAAAGCGTACCGGTTTTACCCGCTTTGCTGAGTACCGTTTTAATGCGCGTGACTAACACGGGGGTATCAAGTGGGAACACTTCGGGGTCGGCATCTTCTGCGGTGCAGACAATACCAATCACAGCAGTGTCGATATCTCGAATAAGGGTGCTGAGGTCGGTGGTTTCATCGACTTCAACGCCGTGATGATATACGGCCATCGTTATTATCTCCTGATGTCTATTTATCTCTATTCTCAGGGATGTTTGATAACAAATCATGTACTTAGGGTTCTCATAGGCACATGAGAACCACGGATGATTGCTCACCTACGCGCGCGACGACAATCTAGGTATATTGAATTGGCTAGGTGGTGAATATGTCTTTTACGGATTGGACAGAGGGGAATTTAGTCAAAGTTCCTGCCTTTGATTTAACGGTTGGTGGCGTGCAGCTCCTCGGCGTCAATGACCAGCTTATGTCATTAACATTAACGGATAATCGCGGTTTTGAGGCTGATACCTTAGAACTCACTATCGATGATACCGACGGTAAAATTGCGTTACCGGCGCGAGGGGCTGAGATTTCCGTATCCCTTGGCTGGCAGGGGGAAGCCTTGGTACACAAAGGGATGTATACCGTGGATGAAATTAGCCACTCAGGCCCTCCCGACCAAATCACGGTAACCGCCCGTAGCGCGGACTTTCGGCAAGATTTCAACGTTAAACGTGAATACAGTTGGCATGATATCAAGGTGCCTGATGTAATCAGCGCGATAGCGGGTCGTTATAACCTCAAGCCAGCGGTGAGCAAGCAATTGATGCACATTGAAATTGACCACGCTGACCAGACCAATGAAAGCGATATCAGCTTTTTAACGCGCATGGCTGAAATGCTCGGCGCGATAGCCACCATTAAAAATGGCAGTCTGTTATTTATTGTGCCTAATCAGGGAGTCACGCAAAGCGGAAAGCCATTGCCCGTCATTACAATCATGCGGGAAAGTGGTGATAGGCATTATTTCCGATTGGCTGACCGGCAAGCGTACACCGGAGTACAAGCTTATTGGCTCGACTTGAACTATGGCCAACAAAAGAAAACCAATCTCAAACGCAAGCAAAAGCCCAAAAAAGAGAAGTCGAGCAAAAAAGAGGGCGATTATATTGAGGGTGCTGAGGGTAATATTTTTGTGATGCGACAAACCTTTAAAAACGAGCAATCCGCTAAACGTGCCGCCGCAGCCAAGTGGTTAAAATTACAAAGGGGCGTAGCAGAATTTAATATCACCTTGGCTGAGGGGCGCGCAGACCTTTACCCTGAGATGCCCGTCACGGTAACTGGCTTTAAACCGACCATTGACAGTCACCAGTGGGTGATAAGCCGAGTGACACATACCATTGATGGGAACGGATTTATTACTCATTTAGAACTGGAAATAAAAATCAAAGACATTGATATGACGGATGACGAGCAAAGCGATGGATAATTGATTATAATAACGTCAGGCATACCCATAACCCAAGGTTATAAAATGGCGTTCAATTGTCCAAAGTGTGGCGCTGTGACTTATACCAAAACTAGTAAATCCATGAGTAGTGAAACCCGTAGAAGCTATCACCAATGCCAAAATCTGCTGTGCGGCTGTTCTTTTACAACAATAACCTCAGTGGAGATTTATCTCACAAAAACAATCCCCCAAGAACTACCAGAAGGTTTTGAGATCCCGATGGATGAGTTACCTAGATCACATCGGGGAGAGAAACAGATGGAGATGTTTTGATGTAAATTTGGTTTTATCTATAATCGTTAATTGTGAGTTATCGTAAATTATTCATTAGATTTCATGAAATTATGTTGCTATATGACTCCCTGAATCCCAACCATCTTCATTTGGAAGTGACATACCTGTCATTGGCATTAGGATAAATCCCCCAAGAGTAGAACTAAAAGATTCAGTGATATTAATTCCGGCGTGGCTCATCTCGATGGAGTCAGATTGAATGTCAGTTAAGAACAAAATTTTTGCTCCAAGCATACTTGCTATAGATAGTTGAATGTAGCCACCGATAGTATCTACAGAATTATGGTTTATCCAATTATTTAGTGCTATGAATGGAGCTCGCCACCAATTAATTGTGTTAGGTGTAAAGCGTAGTTTTGTACTTTGAATGTGTTGATTAAATTCATCTAGGTGGTCACCTAATAAGACCGGATTGCCTGAAGATATGCCTTGGCAATCTTCAATGTTAAGGGTTGCTTGGTGTGAAGGAGAATTATTGAGTTTTATTATTTTATGACTTTGTGTTTTTTTACAATATCCAAAAATCACTATTTCTGTTTTGACTGATTTCGGGAAGAATTGTCCAAGGTCATGCATATATTTTTCAGCAATATTTTTTGTTAATAAAGCTATATCATACAAGCTTGGGTATGTTTCAGAAGGAAGCTCATGTTCCGGATTGCCATTGCCTATCTCATGTAATTGAGAAAGTGATACTGCAAGCATTTCTTTGACATTAATTCCTATCATTGTACTTCCTGCGAAGCCGAACCCAAATTCGAATATTTTTTGTGGGCGTATACGTAATATGTCTGCTGATCGAATAACTGATACTGAAATTGAAAATAGCTTGGGGCAGTGATTTGTTAAAGGGCTGTTTTGCTGAGTAATCCTAGAGTCACTAACCGCCCAAACACTCTCAGCCGATTCTTTATTCATCCAACATGCAATTGCTGTCATTTAGTATCTCCATTTATTATTAATAATTTAATATTAGACGAATTTTATCTACTTAGAACTTGAAATAAAAATTAAAGATATTGAGATGAGGGATGATGAGCAAAACAACGGATAATTGGTTATAATAACGGCAAGTATACCATAATCCAAGGCTATAAAATGGCTTTCAATTGTCCAAAGTGTGGCGCTGTGACTTATACCAAAACCAGTAAATTCATGAGCAGCGAAACCCGTAGAAGTTACCACCTATGCCAAAATATGTTGTGTAGTTGTTCTTTTACAACAATAACATCAGTGGAAATTTTTTAACTATTCAAATCCCGTAAAATTACCGATAGGTTTTAAAATCCCGATGGAGGGGGGACAAAGATCGCATCGGGGAGATAATTTGAATGTGTGCAGTATGGGTATGTAAACATCTTAACTACAACATATATGTATTTAATTAGTTGATATTATTTTAGATTTTAAGTCATCTGTTAGATCTGCATAGTCGTATAATTCATTGATATCTTGATATGAACGCCAAAGAATAAATGGTTTATCAACAATTTTAATGCGTGCTGAACTAGCATCAAATTCAAAAACAATAGGTTTAATTGATATTTTTACTTGCAAGTCAACAGATTTTCGTAGTGCTTGATTTAATTTTTTAGATGATGCACCAGTTTTTTGAGGATGCTTCTCTTGAATTAAACGTTTAACAGCGGCTTCAGGGATACCTATTTCAAGATATTTTTTTTCGACTGTTAGCAGAACATAAAGAATCCATTTATATAGTTCTAATGGTGTTTGATCAAAACCACTACTAAAATCAGTAAGGAATTTAAAATATCTAGAATATTGTTCATTGATAAGTTTTTGAATTTTTTCCTCAACTGAAAACTGTTTGCCAATAATTTTGGATTGACTCTGTATGGTATTTACATTTTCTATTTCACAAGCTTGATAGCATAATTGTTGAGCTAAAAATACGCTACCATTACACATCTCAATTACATTTTTTTTGAATTTTTCATCAAATTTAATATGTAGCAACCTTTCGCTATTCGCAAATAATTGGTGGAAATCACTTTCTTCCCATCTATCAGCATTAATAGAAACTATCCTTCCAGCTAAGTCGCCATTAAAAGTGGTAAGCTTATCTTCCTCAAGCCAAACACCAACAATTACAAAAGATAATTTAGATGATTCATGAAATGCTTTTAAGGCAACTGAAAAATCAATTTGAGTTTGTTCAGGAAGGTAATGAAAATCCTCTATCACAATAATTTTTTTAAAATTAACTTCGTTTAAGGATGTAATAATATCATTTACATCCTGAGGGTCTAACTCTAGATTTTTTTTGTTAATGGTTTTTGCGATATCTCCATTTATATCTAAAGCTGCTTTACTTATAAATGGTATTTTTATACTAAGCTTTATTTTTGAGGTACCTCTAAGTGTCTTCGATGTAGATGTTGATACTTGGTAGCCAATTTTTTTTAAAATTGCGACATGGAGATCTTCTAATTTCCAATTGTTAGAGCAAGTAACATCTATATAATCATCTGGTAATAGATTTTTTTTCCGTAAGGAAGTTTTGCCTTGTTTTGAGCTTCCATAGACTACAACATGAGTTTCTTGCATAAGAGCCTCAACAAATTTATCGTCAATAGCTTTCCTTGTTACGTAGTTTTCTGGTAGTTCTCGTGATGCTTTAAATACAGATGAAATTGTGCTTCCTTGTTTCATAGGTATGACCAATTAATAAGATAAAATAATATATGTAATATAACATTTGAAATTTATATAGTCACCTAGGCAAGTATGTATTAAAGATTAATTAATCTTTAATTATAAAAATCATTATATAACAATTTGTTATGTGAGTTTAGGCTTTGGTGATGACATAAACTAAATTTAGTAAATATCTAAATGATAAATAATTTTGAAAACTCACTGTTTATTATATGCCCCTTATGAGGGGCATATAAGTGTGGTCAATATGTGGACGTTAATCATTGACTAAATCCATTTAAATCAATTGTTTAAATCACTTTTAGAACGCCGCACTTAGCGCATTTGATTACCTCATCCGCACAAGTACCAGAACCGCTGAATAGGTGTAATTTACTTTATATTCAGTGAGTTGTA